ATTTGCTTTACTTAATGCGCAAAGAACAAATCAAAGACGATGTTCCAGTGTTTAAAAGTGTGCGAGGGCGTAGTAGCCCCCGACCTGGTTATTAAGCGTCTCCGTATACTTTTAGAACTTCGGTAACTGCTTCATGTCTTTCAATATCTCCATGATGGAAATTCACAGTACTAATTCTACTTGTTTCTGCGTTGTTCAAATGATTTACAAAATCAATTAATCCATTATCTTTCAGTCTATCTGCTTGGGCTAAATCACCAGTAACAACCATTTTACTTCCACTACCAATACGGGTTAGTAGCATTTTCATTTGATTTGGGGTTGCGTTTTGCATTTCGTCTGCAATAATGTAACTATCTTTAAATGTTCTGCCTCGCATATATGCTAGTGGAGAAATTTCAATCACGCCTTCTCTTATCATACCCTCTATTTCATTGGCGTAAAAATGTTCTCTAAAAACATCAAAAATAGGCCTTGTCCAAGGTGCCATTTTTTCTTCTAGCGTACCTGGTAAGAATCCTAAATCTTCGTCTGCACTTACTGCTGGTCTTGTAACAACAATACGTTCTACTTCACCTTCAAGAAATGCTTTGACCGCAGATAAACATGCCAACATTGTCTTGCCTGTACCTGCAGGACCAATGCCGAATACTATATTTTTATCTGGATTTAATAACTGTAAGATATATTTTTCTTGGCTTCTGTTTCTTGGAATCAAGTTTACCTTACGAGTCTTTGATGGAAGGAAATTTTTTAAATTTACAACATTGCTTGTTGTAGTTGCTTTTATGTGTGCTTGCCTTTTGGCTTTGGCTTTACCCATTAAGTCCTCCTTTAAATGGAAAGCAGGGTGGTTTTTTCCTTTGCAGGAAATCCTTCCCTGCATGGTATTTACCTTCTGAAGGGTGTAGAAAACTGACTATATTGAATACTATTTCCGATAAATAAGTGTGTAATAAAGGAAAACCTATGGCCAATATACTTGACGAATTAGATGTAATTAAAAACATCGAAAGCATTTACGAAAGCAATACTGCATTCAATGTCCTAAAAGATTTTGAACGTGTATTAGATGAATTAGATTTGTATGTTTACAAAAACTGGGAAGATGGCGAATTAGCAGAAGGTCCAGTTATTGACAGACATTGGGTTAGTGCAAAGTTCTTTTGGCCAGCAAATAAAATGCCTGATCCAGCAGGCGGTAAGCGTTTGCTAGACTATGATTGCAAAGTAGGTTATGGCAAAGCAGAAATGATCAAGCCACGTAAAATTATGGAGCCAGGTGATATCCGTCCTGGTACTAAAAAAGGCAAACTAGACAAACACCCTATTTGGATTGTAGAAGTACGTATGCCTAAAAAACTATTAGCAGACTTATATGGTGCTACACTCGATGATCTAGATGTACAAGAAATTCAAGGAGAAGCACCAACACAACCAGCAGCAGCAGAAGATCAAGCAGCACCTGCGCCAGAAGCAGCAGAAGCAGGAGAAGTATAATGGGTTTACACGCAAACGACTTGATTGATTTAGTAGAACCAGTATTTGAAATTGACAGTTATCAAAGCAAAATGGGCAATGACTCTGATATAATGGTATTGAGTTTTACAGTGCTTGAAAAAGGTGCAGCAGATGATCTAGTAAAATTTGTTGAAAGTGGATACAGTTTTGTACTAGATGCTGATGCAACAACTGGAGAGCAGAGTGACGGTTACTATAGAGTATATGTAGAAATGGAGCGTGAAGAAAATGCTCCAGAGCAAATTGCAGAATTAGTTGACGGTGTGAGCAAACTTTGCGGACAAGATTTCCAATATCGTTATTACAAAAGTTTTGATGTAAATGAAGTTGATGTTAAAAAGATGTCAAAAGTAATTCCACTTACAAATGAAGATTACGAAAAAACTGTCAACGAAAGTAATATGAATAACTTTAAAAATTTCTTTACTAAAAGTTATGTAAACGATATTGTAATGGAATCAAACAACGAACTTATTATTAAAAAAGCATACGCAGATCCGATTGGATTTAAAGTAAAAGATTTTGGCATTACAGAAGATATTCAGCAAAAAATTGCTGATAAAATCAACATGAATGACTTTGCAGAAATCATGTTCTTAACTAAATACCTTGGAGACTACAACGTAACCAAGTATGGTAATAAAACGTTAACAATGGAAAACAATGGATATACAATCGTGGTCGAAAGACTTTAACGGAAAATATTGTAACAATTGCGGGTACCCTAGTCATTGCGGAGTACCCCTCTACAACTCACCAAATACAACTATAAGATTATGCGACAATTGCAGATGTGAGTGCTGCACACGAGATAAAAAGGATTAATTATGGCTAAAGAAGATTTTGAATTTGATTTTGAACCGTGGATGGCAGAAGAACTCATTCACAGAGATGATTGGGAAGAATGGTATGAAGCAATGTGCGAAATTCTTCCACTATGGGATATTAATACTATTCCAAGAGTAGCAGGCTTTATTGCACAATGTGGACATGAAAGCGGCGGCTTTAGAGTCTTAACAGAGAACTTGAACTATAGTGCAAAAGCACTTAACACTATATTTCCAAAATATTTTAAACGTGCAGGGAGAGATGCAAATGAATATCATAGACAACCTGAAAAAATTGCTAACGTTATCTATGCAAACCGTATGGACAACGGAGACGAAGCGAGCGGTGATGGTTGGCGTTTCCGCGGAGGCGGCCTTATTCAACTTACTGGACGTTACAACTACACAGAGTTCGCAGAAGATGTAGATATGACTGTAGACGAAGCAGTTGACTATGTGCGCACAAAGAAAGGTGCTCTAGATAGTGCTTGCTGGTTCTGGGACGAAAACAATCTAAATAAACTGTGTGATGCACTTGACATTGTTAGAATGACAAAGCGTATTAATGGTGGTACTATTGGACTAGAAGATCGTAAAAAGCATTGGGAACATGCTATGGATGTACTAGGTGGCGATATGGAAATTGAGCCAGAAGATGAAAAAGAATTAAATTTGAATCAAGTAATCAAGCAAGGTTCACGTGGTCCATTAGTACAAGAAGTACAAGAGCATTTGGGTATTGAACCTGCAGATGGTATCTTTGGTCCAGGTACTGCTCGCCAAGTTAAAGAATGGCAAGCAGCAAATGGTCTAGTAGCAGATGGTATTGTAGGACCTAATACGCTGGGAAAATTGTTAGGGTAGGTGGTAAGGGTATGGGCTTAAAACTTGCAGGAGTAATGTTTCTAATAATGCTTGCGATGGGCGGCATAGGTTATTGGTATTACAATGACACACAAGCACGTATGGCAATCTTGCAAGAAAACAATGCTAAACTTGAAATTGCAGTAGCAACAAACGAAGAAACTATTAACAGTTTAGAATCAAGTTATGCAAGTGCCCAAGAAGAACTTTCTACCCTTAATGCAGAATATCAAAGTATTCGTAGACAAAATCAAGAACTAGCAGACAAACTCGAAAAAGTTGATCTTACAGCAGCAGCAATAGCAAATGCAGCAGGCATAGAACGTGCGGTAAACAGAGGCACTGAAAATGCAAGTAGATGTTTTGAACTTCTATCGGGGGCAGAACTAAATGAAAAAGAGAGGACAGCAGAAAATGGTATCGCTTTTAACAAAGAGTGCCCTTGGCTTTATGATGATTATAAGTCTCGCGGCCTGCTCGAGCCAGCCCCAGAAAATTGAAATTAGTGCAAAACCTATAGACAAACCGACACTTACTCTACCTCCTGTTGATGAACTCAATATGCGCAAAGTAGAGTGGATTGTTATCAACGAAGCAAATGTAGACGAAGTAATGTCACGACTACAAGCAGAAGGTAAAGCATTTGCATTATATGCACTAACCGGCGACGGTTATGGCGCACTAGGTTTAAACTTTAGTGACATACGTGCATTAGTTCAACAACAACAAGCAATTATTGCTGCCTATGAAGGTTATTACCAACAAGCAGAGGAAGCAATGAACAATGCAGTTACTTCGGAATAGTTTATTAATAATATTAATGGCTTCTTGCGGTCCTTCGATTGCAAATGATAAAAATTCTGTAGTACAAGAAGCAGAGCAGTATATTGGTTTACAAGAACGACAAGATAGAAAAATATTACGTGAACTTGTTGGAGTAGATCCTGTGCGCACAGAATGGTGTGCAGCATTTGTAAACGCAATACTAGAATCACAAAACATACCAGGATCATCAAGTGTAAGTGAAAACCCGCTTATGGCAAGAAGTTTTTTAAGTTGGGGTGAAAGAGTAGATCCTGCTGAAATTCAACGTGGCGATATTGTTGTATTTCCAAGAGGTACCGAAGGTTGGAAAGGGCATGTTGGATTTTTTGTAGAAGAACAAAACGGTATGTGGATAATACTCGGTGGTAATCAACAAAATGAAGTAAGATATGATTTATATAACCCACGCAAAGCATTGGGTGTTAGAAGATATACAGAAGAGGAGCAATTATGAAAAATTGGATTAAAGATAGACTAAATGAAAGAACATCACTAGATGGTGTGGTATTAATTGGTGCAGGTGTTGCATTTTTAATATTCAAACCTATTGCAAGCCTTGTAGCATATGGCGCAATTGCTTATGGTGCATGGACTTTGTGGAAGAAAGAATAAATACACATATAATTAAAGAGGGCTAATATGTGGGAAATGATTAATAGAATGTTTGGCGACACACTGTGGATTTACACAGCAATTGCCGGATCACTTTTGGGTGCAGCATTTTTAGCATGGTTTAGAAATACACACGCTGCATTATATCTAATGGGAAAATTTGACGGCTTTTTAGATTATCTAGTAGATCGATTCGGGTGGGATTGGCTACAAGATGATCCAGAGGCGTGGCGTAAAAGATATCCAAAAGTAACTAAAAAGATTGACGACCTTGAAAGTCGTTTACAAAAAATTGAGGGCAAATTACATGATAACGGAGATGACATTTCTGGAGCGTAGTCTCCTATTCGCTAAACTTGCGAGCATAGCATACAGTGACGATGTAGAACAAGTCAAAAAAGATGTACGTAAACTTGGATTTACAACTGTAGAATTTTACAACAACGGTGGCGCACAAGCATATCGATTTATGAACAAAGAAGATATTGTTATTGCTTGTAGAGGTACACAGCCATCGGAATTCAATGATATTAAAGCAGACTTAAAAGCAGCACCGGTTGTAGCAGAAACAGTTGGCAGGGTTCATCACGGCTTCAAAACAGAAGTTGACGAACTTTGGCCAATGGTTAAAGAAGATCTTGTACGTGTAGGTAAAACACGTAAAGGTTGGTTCTGTGGACACAGCCTAGGAGCAGCAATGACAACTATTATGGCTAGCCGTTGTGAAGATGATCCAACTATGCCAAATATTGAAGAAATTTATACATACGGTTCTCCTCGTACAGGATGGAGAAAGTTTGTTAACAGCCTAAACTGTAAACATCAGCGTTGGGTTAACAACAATGATATTGTAACTAGAGTGCCATTAGCAATAATGGGTTACAAACATGACGGCTGTGAACACTATTTAGATTCAAATGGTATGTATAGACAAAACCTTACAGCATGGCAACGTTTTAAAGATCGTTGGAGTGGCATGTTAAAAGGTTTAGCAGCGGGCAGTATTGACAATTTTAGTGACCATAGCATGGTAAACTATATTGCTTACTTGGAAAAAAATCAGGAGGGTACAAATGCCTAGAAAATCCCCGGACCAATTAAAAAGTGGAGGCGGTGCACCAGCACCTGCTCCTAAAGTAGAACCAACTGTAACAGCACCTGCACCAGCAGCAGAGCCTGTTAGAGCAGCAGCGCCAGCACCTGCACCACAACCTGTAAGTAACTATCATCCTGCAGACTTAAATGGTGACGGAGTTATTGATGCAGAAGAAAAAGCAATGGAATTAGAATTTAGACGTAAGGCACTTGAAGACCAAGATGCTATGCGAGATGCACAACGTAAAATGGCTTGGTTTGCACTAGGCGGAATGCTTCTATATCCATTTGCAGTTGTACTTGCTGTATTTTTAGCACTAGATCAAGCAGGTAACATATTAGGTGACATGGCTGCAACATACTTTGTTTCGGTTGCTGCAATTGTTGCTGCATTCTTTGGTGGACAAGCATACACGCAGTCAAGTTCAAACAAAAAACGCTGACCCTTAAATAAGTAATAGCATGGACTATTACAAAAGGTTAGGCGTAGGAAGAAATGCATCGCCAGAAGATATTAAAAAAGCATACAAAAAACTGGCGATGCAACATCACCCAGATAAAGGTGGTAACCAAAAAACTTTCCAAGAAATTAACGAGGCTTACGATACATTAAAAGATCCTCGTAAAAGACAACAATACGACAACCCTCAACCTGAGATTAATGTAAATTCTTCAAACTTTGAGGATGTGTTTAGTCAGTTTTTTGGAGGACGCGGTCCACGTCAACAAAGAAATCCTGATATAAAACTTGCTGTAGATATGACGCTTGAAGAAGTGCTTACAGGAAAAGATGTACTAGTAACTTATATGTTGCGCAATGGACAACAAACCAATGCAAGTTTAAGAATACATGCCGGTGTTAATCACGGACAAGTTATTAGATTCAAAGGCATAGGTGATAACAGTATACCACATATACAAAGAGGCGACTTGCTAGTTCTTTGCAAAGTAAAACCACATAATAGGTTTGAAAGAGATAGACATCACCTTAGGATTAGTGTTAAAATAAGTGTATTAAAACTTATGTTAGGAACTTATGTGGATATTGTATCATTGACAGGCTCACCTATACGTGTTACAATACCTAAAGGTACTAATCCAGGAACAATACTAAGTGTAGCAGGACATGGTTTACCAGATCTTAGTACAAATAGAATAGGAAATTTATACGTGACAATAAAAGGCACATTGCCTACATTGACATTAGAACAGGAAAGAAAGGTAAAAGAATTAGATGATGCATCTGATAACCGCTCCAGATAACATGTTGGAGACCCCAGTTAAAAAATACGATTTTGATTTAATACATCCTGCACCAATTGCACTGGATATGATTGATGTAATGAATAAACACGGTGGATTAGGACTAAGTGCTAATCAAGTTGGGTTTAATGGGCAGATTTTTGTAATGAAAACTTTCTTAAATAAATCACAAGGTTCACCTTTGGTTGTTATTAACCCAATAATCAAAGGCTTGAGCAGTGAAACTGAATCAGGTGTAGAAGGTTGTTTAAGTCATCCCGGATTGTTGCTTAGAGTAAAACGTCCTATCAGTTGTATTGTTGAATTTGATACACTAACAACCGACATGCGAGATGTAATGCATGTTGATATGAAACTAGACGACATTGATGCAAGAATTTTCTTACACGAATATGATCATTTGCACGGTATTCAGTTTATTGATAGAGTAAGTAAACTGAAATTGCAAATGGCAGAAAAAAAATTAAAAAAGCAAAAAAGGAAATAAAATGGTTGAACCAAGTGAAGCGTTGCAACAAATTTTTGACAAAGCAGCAAATGATGCAAAAAAACTTTCGCATGAGTACATTACACTAGAGCATCTATTGTATGCAATGCTATGCGAAGAAGGATTTGAAAAATTAATTGTGGAATATGGTGCTGACCACAATTTAATGAAATCAACTATTGAAAATTATCTAAAAACAAAATGCGACGAAATCAAAGTTTCTGATGAAATTGCACAAACAAAATACAAACCTAAAAAAACACAAACTGTAGAACGTGTGCTTAATAGGGCATTTGCTCAAGTATTGTTCCAAGGCAGAAATATCATTGATGTTGTTGATGTTTTTATTAGTATGTTGAGCGAAAAGAAAAGTTATACAAATTTTGTGTCAGCAAAAGCAGGTATTTCCAAAGAAGACTTTGTTACATATGTAAGCACAGATATTGGCTATAAAGAAGACGATGCAGACTCACAAGAAATGAGTGGTGCAGCACAAAAGGCACTTAGAGCATTTACAGATGATCTTAATGCACAAGTTAAAAAAGGTAAAATTGATCCTGTAATTGGACGTAGTGAAGAAATTGAACAAGTTGCTCTTGCACTAGGACGTAGAAACAAAAGTAACGTTATTATGGTAGGCGATCCAGGTGTAGGTAAAACTGCTATTGCAGAAGGTCTTGCTTATAATATTGTACACGGCAACGTGCCTGAATTTCTAAAAGAGTACAATGTATATACATTAGATATTGGTGCCATGCTTGCTGGTAGTAAATATCGTGGTGACTTTGAAGAAAGACTACAACTGGTTTTACAAGCATTGCAGAAAAAAGGCAAAACTGTGATGTTTATCGATGAAGCACATATGATTTCAGGCGCAGGTGCTGGCGGCAAAGACAGCAGTAATGATCTTGCTAACATGCTAAAACCAGCACTAGCAAAAGGTAACATCAAAGTAGTTGCCTCAACCACTTGGGAAGAATATCGCAAGCACTTTGAAAAGGATCGTGCGTTGATGCGCCGTTTTCAACGTGTTACTATCGACGAACCTAGTCAAGAAACCACTATTGAAATTTTGCGTGGCATTAAAAAATACTACGAAGATTTCCACAATGCTGAAATTACCGAAGAAGCAATTGTTGCTAGTGTTAAGTTAAGTGTAAAGTATCAGCCTGATAAAAAATTGCCTGATAAAGCAATTGACTTAATTGACGTAGCATGTAGTCGTTTCAAAGTAAAAGATCAAACTGATAATAAAATTGTTACCGAAGAAAGTATTCAGTTTGAATTGAGTAAAATGGTAAACATTCCTGAGGAACAAGTTGCAGAACGTGAAACAGAAAATCTAGCACACCTTGAACAAAATTTAAAAGGCAGTGTTTTCGGGCAAGACGAAGCAATTGAAGCAATTGTTGATAAAATTCTTGTTGCACAAGCAGGACTTAAACCAGACAATCGTCCAATTGGTAGTTTTGTGTTTATGGGTCCAACAGGCACAGGTAAAACTGAAACTGCAAAACAACTTGCTAAACACCTTGGCGTAGAACTTGTACGGTTTGATATGAGTGAATTCCAAGAGAAGCACAGTGTTGCTAAGTTTATCGGTGCACCTCCGGGCTATGTTGGGTTTGAAGATGACGCAGGTCAACTTATTGTCAAGTTACAAGAAAATCCAAACTGTGTATTGTTGCTAGACGAAATTGAAAAAGCACACCCCGATGTAAGTGCAGTATTACTACAACTTATGGACAATGGTATGGTAACAGGTAGTAATGGTAAAATTGCCGATGCTAGAAACAGTATACTAATTCTTACTACAAACTTAGGTGCAAAAGAAGCAGAAAAAAATGCAATTGGCTTTGGTGAAGACATGAGCAAAGACTATGAAGATACTGATCTTAAAAAATTCTTTGCACCAGAGTTCCGCAACAGACTAGATGCTACAATTACATTTGCAAAACTTGGTAAGCCAGTTATGATGAAAATTGTTGGTAAGTTCCTTGCAGAATTGCGTGAACAAGTAAAAGATAAAGACGTACAAATTTCAATCGATGATGAAGCACTAGATTATCTTGTAGACAAAGGATTTGATCCTAAGATGGGTGCTCGTCCGTTGCAACGTGTAATTGATGCAGAAATCAAACGTCCGCTGTCAAGAGCATTGTTATTTGGTGATTTAAAAGGCGGTGGAAAAGTAAATATTACATATACCGACGAAAAGATTACTTTAGAAACAATTCAAGATGAACACTTACTATAGCATTAATGAAACAGTAAAATTACATTACGGAAAATACTTGTACAAGTTGTCTATACCGACTCCTATTGCAGGTATTTTTCGTACAGATTTTCAACGTGGTGGTAAGTTAAGTTATGCAGCAAAAAATCTCAACGAGTATGTCAAGCAGGCAGAAAATGGCAAAGTAATTCGCAAATCTCGATGGCATTCACAAACTATCGATATGGAACAATTGGAAGACGGTTTTCATATTTATAAAACTTTACGTTATGCCAAAGATTATCTTATTAGATGTGAAATGAATACGTTGATGGTCTATTCAAATAATATCAAATTACTAGATAGATTAACCAATGGGTTGTCAAATACATTTGTAGAAATATGGAAACCATCAAAGACATCACAAAACTTTTTACTGGAAAACAAACACGTACTAATTGTAGATAAACCATCTGAATACAAATACAAAATTTCATTTGGTAGAAAAAAAGCAAAGCCTGAACTTGGAAAATGGTTAGAAGCAAATAAAGATAAAAGTCGTGCTGGTAATATTTTTATTAAAAACTGCAAAGAAGAGAACTATATAAATGGACAATATATTTTTCTACGTGATGACAAAGTTTTGTTTTTGGTTAATATAATTGCAGGCGATAATATTACTAGAGTTGAGCAAGTTGTATTCAAAGACGATATTGCAAGTTAAGATAAATACATAAGTTAACACCGGAGTTTATAATGGAACATTTTGTACGTATTGTTATGGAAAAACAAGAAGGCGCACAACTTCTTGATGAAAGCATTTTTCCAAATAACCAAATTTTAGAATCAGAGCAAGGCGCAACCGTTTACCACATTGATTTGCCACGTGAATTAACTGAGCAAGAATGTGATGAATATGCAGAACGTTTAGCAAACTATATGTTTGAAATGGGTTATGATGATTTTGATATTGAAATCTCAGGTGAAGAAGAAGATATTGCTGAAGAAACATACGAAGGTGATGACTTCTTTATTGAATACGGTGTGATGTGGTTTAACGAAGACGATGAACTAGATGAAGCAGAATACCAAGGACGTAAAGTTCCACTTGGTAAACCTATGCAAGGTGATGTTAAAAAGTTCAAAGTGTATGTCAAAAAACCAAACGGCAATGTTGTAAAAGTTAACTTTGGTGATCCTAACATGAAAATTAAAAAGAGTAATCCTGCACGCCGCAGAAGTTTCCGTGCAAGACACAACTGCGACAACCCAGGACCACGTCATAAGGCACGTTACTGGAGTTGCAGAAAATGGTAATGTTAAACGAAATATTTGATCAGAAAGCAGTCGCTGATTTAAAAATTGGTGAAGAACTACCCTACGATGTTGTAGAGGATTTGAAAGTTTATATTACACATGACAATGATTTTTATCGCAAAAATTTGTTTCCACGCATGGCAGAAGTACAAGCAGCAGTGAACAAAGGCGGAAAGTACAATAAAAAAATGTTATTGCCTGTAATTGATGCGGCAATACCAGAATATATTAAAAAGTTTGATATTAAAAAACGTCCAGAAGATTTTATGAATGATGGACAAAAGATGGAATGCATTACTAGCATTTTAAAAGACGAAATGGATAATTTCCGCAAGGGTACATATTAATGCGTTATAACGAATTCAAGATTCTCACTGAAGCAAAAGTTGGTAGAGAATATCAGCACTTGGAAGACCTTGTTTTCGTACACGGAAGTAGTGGTGCTATTCAAGCAGCAGACACACTTGACAAACTAGGATCAGACAGCAGCGATGTTGCTATCAAATGGGATGGCTATCCAACAATGTATTGGGGTAGAGAAGCAGATGGTAGATTTGTTCTAGTAGGAAAAAACGGTTGGGGACGTAACAAAAGTTACAGTGCAGACAATCTAAAGAAATTCATTACCAGCACAGGCAAAGGCGAAGATTGGCGTGATAGATTTGCTAACGAAATGGGCGAAATATTCAATGTTATGCAACGTGCAACACCTCCTAGTTTCCGCGGTTATATTTACGGCGACATACTTTGGCATCCTGGCAAGCCTGTAACAAAAGGCAAAGAAGGTTTACAGTTTACACCAAACAAAGTAACATATACAGTTGACCCAAACAGTAATTTGGGTAAACGTGTTGCAGGAAGTAAAGTAGGTGTAGTTGTACACACAAAATACGATAGTTTTGGTGACAGCAGCGGACAACCAATTAGTGATACAAAAGCATTAAACAATGCAGATGCGGTTGTGCTAGGTCAAACATATGTTACACACCAACCCGAAGTAGATACAAAAGAAGTAGCAGGTATTAGAACATACGCACAAAAAAATGCAAAGGCAATTGACAGTTTTCTTGAACCTGTACCGGGTTTAAGCGATATGAAAAATATCATTTACACTTATGTTAACCAAATGAGCAAAGGGCAAAAATTAGATTCTTTAGAAAACGGATTCTTTGATTGGTTAAAAGGTAGCAAAGTAAGTGCAAACAAACAACAAAAAATTGCAGCAATGAATGAACAAAATCCTAGTGCATTGCCTGCAATATTCAGTCTTGTAAAACAGATTATGGCTGCTAAAGATCACATTATCAATCAGTTAGATGATGCACCTGCTGATGTTAAACAAAGCACAGGTGGTGAAAAAGGTGGTGAAGGATATGTTGCACTTGGATCGAAAACAAAACTAGTTCCAAGAACAAGATGGACACCTAATTGAAGATATTCCGTAAGCAAGGAGTAGGTGTCCTAGTTGCTCCTAACAAATGCGCAAGTTCTTATGCCTTGCATATTATTCCTAAATCGTTTGTAACAGATAAACAAACTGTAAAAAAATTTTACTCAAACGAAACAGTATATTGTCTTGTAAGAGATCCAGTCGAATGGTATATAAGTGGCTGGAGATATGCTGCAAGTCATTTTATTCAAGAATGCTTGGAAAGCAATTACCAAAACAATTTTGACAATCATTTAGAATTGTGTTTAGATTTACAAAACAATTATAATGGTGAACAACCTACACAATTTGATGTGCATTGTTGGTATGACCCAATTACACAGGGCAATAGATGGGGCAATGGAATCGACAAAATAGTACAAATTGAAAATCAAGTTGAATTCAATATGTTGATGCGGCTTTTTGGAGCAGGCGATCCTATCGAAAAACGCAACGTGTATAGTAAACAAATGATTGATAGCCGTAGAAAAGGCAAATCTTATTTTGATAAACCCAAATTATCAAAACACACAGTTAAACTTCTTAAAAGTATATGCAAATGGGATAAGGCAGCAGGTTACAATTTAAACCAAAGTATACAAAACTATATAAATACAGTATGAGACTTAGAAATTTATTTGAAGATAAAGGCACAGCAGTAGTTGCATTCGGACGTATGAATCCTCCTACTATCGGACACAAAAAACTTGCAGACAAGGTTGCTAGTTTGCCAGGCGATCCTTATATCTTTGTAAGTCAAAGTCAAAAGCCAAAAACTGATCCGCTACCTTTTGCAGAAAAACTTAAATTTGCACAAGCAAGTTTTCCTAATGTAACTGTAGGCAGCAATGATGTAAAAACTATTATACAAGCATTGCAAAAAGTAAATGCAATGGGATACACAAACTTATTGTATGTAGCAGGCAGTGATAGAATAGCAGACTTTACAAACCTTATTAACAAGTACAATGGTAAAGAATACAACTTTAACAACATTGAAGTTGTAAGTGCAGGCGAGCGTGATCCAGATGCAGAAGGTGCCGAAGGCATGAGTGCAAGTAAAATGAGAGCAGCGGCAGCAGCAGGTGACTTTGAAAGTTTCCAGCAAGGTGTTGCCAATCCTAAAATTGCACAACAGATGTATGATGCAGTTCGTAAAGGCATGGGTGTTGTAGAATCAAAAAAAAATTTTAATGAAGGTTATAAACTACAACTAGAGCGTGATCCTAATATGTATGTATTACATATTACTGATACTACTACAGGAAAACGTACAGAAGTACGTGGCAAAAGTGATTATGAAACTACTGGTTACGATGCCAATGACAAACTACATCAACTATTAGACAAGATTGGAAAAACTGCTAACATAAGCGAACTAATTAATGGCGAAGTTGTAACTATCAATCCTAAGCATCCTGATGCTAAAAAAGCAAAAGCGGCAACAGATGTTGCATATAATGAAAGTACAGACTTAAATAGTCTTAGAAAATTTGTTAGGTCTCAACGAGAAGCACCCGATCAAGTTCTTTATCAAATGATGATGGCTCCAGATACTTATGGACACTCGGCATCAAACTTTGTAAGAAGTTGGTATGAGCGCACAAAAGAAGAAAATGGTTTAAATGATGTAGATTCAGCGTTAGAAATGATGGTTGATGAACTTGGATTGAATGAAAACTTT